AACCGCGAGGAGGTGTGTGCCGCGGCGGACATCCCGCCGCCGGTGGTGCACATCCTGGACAACGCCACGTACTCCAACATCACCGAGCAGATGCGGTCGATGTACCGGGACACGATGGCGCCCCGGCTGGGGATGTGGGAAGCCGAGCTCGACGCCCAGCTCGCCCCCGACTTCGACGCGTCCCTGCAGGCCCGTTTCAACCTCGACGAGGTGCTCCGCGGGGACTTCGAGACCCGGGCAGATGCTGCGGTCAAGCTTGTGACATCCGGCATCATGCAGCCGGGCGAGGCACGGCCGCTGTTCTCCCTGGCCAAGGCCGGCCCGGAGGCGGACCAGCTGTACGCCAACCAGGCCATGCAGCCGCTGGGGACGCCGGTAGTGCGGACGAACACCACGGTGACGGTCCCTACGACGCCGGACGGCGAGGGCGAGGCCCTGGCAACGGCAGAGGAGCAGTCCAAGGCGGTGCGGTCGATCCTGGGCCGCCTCGCCGGTACCAAGGCAGCGCCGGACGCGCGCCGGCAGCGCCTGGTCGACGAGCACGTGCGTCGGCTGAGCAGCCTGTTCGCCCGGCAGCGGGACCAGGCCGCAGGCATGGCCGGTATCGCGGCCGCGCTGGCAGGCAACACCCGCTGGAAGGCCCTCGGTGACGCGCCTACGCCTCAGGAAGTGACCGCGCAGACCGGCTTCGACCCGCAAGCCTGGAACGGCGCCCTGGCACAGCAGCTGGCGGTGCTGGGCACCGCGACGGCACAGACCTTCGGCGCTCAGGCCGCGCAGCAGCTGGGCGGAAGCTACGACCCGGCGCATATGGACGCGGCGGTGCAGCAGAACGCCGCGGACGCCGCTGGTGCCATCAACGGCGCGACGCTGGGGCAGCTCGGCGCGGCGCTTGCTGCCGGACTGACCGCCGTGGACGCGGTGAAGAGGGTGTTCGGCCGGTTGACCGATAGCGGAGACCGGCTGCAGCAGATCGCGGACACGCGGGTCACCCAGGTCGGCAACCAGGCCGCGGAGTCCGGCGCGAAGCAGGCCGGCGCCGTGTTCAAGACGTGGCACACGGGCTCGAATCCGCGGCCGGAGCACGCCCAGGTGAACGGGGAGACGGTGCGCGTTGGCCAGCCATTCAGCAACGGCCTGGAGTATCCGGGCGACGGCGGAGCCAAGGACGCCGCGCACTGCAACTGCTCACTGTCCTACGCCCGACAGAAGGAGAACTGATGGACGTCGCATTGAAGGACGCTCTGGCGTCCATCTCGCCGGTGGAGGACGACAGTGCGCCGCACGGCGCGTTCGACGTGATCCTGTCGACGCCGGCGCGGGACCGGGACGGCGAGGAGGTCAAATCCACCGAGTGGCAGACGCCGCTGCCGGACCACGTCACGTTCGACGTCGACCACGGCATGTCCGTGTCCTCCACGGTGGGCTCCGGCCGGCCGGAGATCCAAGCGGACGGCTCACTGCGGGTGCGCGGCACGTTCGCGTCCACGCCGCTGGCCCAGCAGACCCGCGCCCTGGTCAAAGAGGGCCACATCCGCACCACGTCGGTGGCGTTCCTGCGGAAGGCCACCACGGACCGCAAGGACGGCACCCCGCGGGTCACGCGGGAGCTGCTGAACGGCGCGTTCGTCGCGGTCCCCGCCAACCCGGAGGCAGTCATCTTGTCCAGCAAGGCCGCAGTGAAAGCCGGAGCCCGCAACTCCGCGGCGGACGCGAAGAGTATCCAGGCGATCCACGACCAGGCCGCCGCTCTCGGCGCGGCCTGCCCGGACCCGAGCATGGGCGACGGCGACCAGACCAAGACGGTCCGGGTCGTCCGCAAAGACGCCGATGATGACCCGGGCGAGCTCGCGCAGGCCGTCGACGCCGCCCTCGACGAGGCGATGCCGCTGCTGGCCGCCGTCGACCCCACCACACTTCCCGAGCCCGTACAGCAGGCCATCGGCCTTATCCAGGCCGCAGGCGCGGCCGTGGACACGCTGCTGCAGGTCCTGGGGATTCCTGACCCTGATGACGACGACTCGGAGGACGAGTCGCAGTCCGCTTCTCCCGGTGCCGCCGCGGCCGCGCCCGGTGATGCCGACGACGACCTGGCCACGCGAGCGCTCCGACTCCGGGCACTCAGCAACCGATACGGAAGGTAGACCATGCCGACTCTGGCTGATGCTCGCGACAAGGTCCGCGAGCTGTCCAAGAAAGCCCTCGACGCCTACGAGGACTCCACCCTGACCTCCGCGCAGAAGCGCCAGAAGATGGAGGCCGTAGAGGCTGACATCAAGCGCTGGACGGATGAGGTCGCCGACCTCGAGCACGTCGAGACCAAGCGCAAGGCCCTCGGCGCCGCGCTCGGCGCGTCCGACGAGCGGGTCGCCGACGAGAACACTGTGGGCAAGTCGCTCGGTGAGCAGTTCACCGCCGCCCAGGGCTTCAAGAACGTCGCCCAGGGCGGGCGGTACGCGACCGGGGCGATCGAGCTGACGCAGCCCGGCGTGGGCGCGAAGGCGACGTTCACGGAGGCCGGCGGCGCGGCCGGCCTGATCGTGCCGACCTACTCCACGCAGGTCACCGAAATCCTGTTCCGGCGGCTGGTCATCGCTGACCTGTTCCCCGGCGGCAGCATCTCCGGGAACACCTACATCTACCCGAAGGAGTCGACGGTCACCAACGCCGCGGCGGCCGTCGCGGAAGGCGGCCTGAAGCCCGCCTCGGACCTGAACATCGTGCAGGTCACCGAGAAGCTCTCGAAGATCGCCACCACGCTGAAGGTGTCCGATGAGACGCTGGAGGACATCCCGGCGACGCAGGCCTACATCAACGGCCGTCTCACCCTGTTCGTGCAGCTCTCCGAGGAGGACCAGCTGCTGAACGGGTCCGGGACGGCGCCGAACATGACGGGGCTGATGAACCGGTCCGGGATGCAGACCACCGTCGCGGCGGGCGGTGCCTCTCCGGCTCCGTCCAACGTGGACGGCATCTACAACCAGATCACTGCGATCCGCTCGCTGGCGTTCGTCGAGCCGGACGGCCTGGTCATCCACCCGACCGACTGGCAGAAGCTGCGGCTGGCCAAGGACGGCAACGGCCAGTACTTCGCCGGCGGGCCGTTCACCGGCGCCTACGGCAACGGCGGCGCGGTCAACCCGTCTGACTCCCTGTGGGGTCTGCGGGCGGTGGTCACTCCGGCGATCGCCGCGGGCACCTGCCTGGTCGGGTCGTTCGCGATGGGTGCGCAGGTGTTCCGTAAGGGCGGCATCACGGTCGAGGCGACCAACTCCAACGAGGACGACTTCCTGCACAACCTGGTCGCGATCCGCGCGGAGGAGCGTCTGCTGCTCGCGGTGTACCGGCCGGGAGCGTTCGGCAAGATCACCCTCACCTGAGCCTGACGGCCAGGCGCCCGGCATCCCGGCCGGCGCCTGGCCCCGGAGGTGCGCATGAGCCTGTTCCCCGAGCGGCGCGCCGGTTACACGGTGCGCCAGTTCCCGCAGCGAGATGAGGCAGCAGATGAGCGAGACCAGCCCGGAGGCGACCGGGACGATCCACCAGGCGGACGACGTGACCAACGAGCCGACCGGGGCGGTGGAGCAGTCCGGGCCGGTGACGTACCACGCGGACCACGTGCCCGAGGACGCGCCGGTACTGGTGGGAAAGGTCGTGCAGCCGCCGGCCAAGGCTGACCCGAAAACTGGCCCGAAGGCCGCAACAAAGTAGGGGGCCCGACTGTGGCGTATGCGACCGCTGCCGACCTGGCCACCTACATGCAGCAGCCCGACCTGGATGCGGGCACGGCCGACCTGGCGCTGCAGCTGGTATCCGACTCGATCGACGCGGAGGTCGGGCAGTCCCTCACCGAGCAGACCCTCACCGAGGAGCTCCTCGATGGGCCGCTGCCCGGCTCCTCCACCCTGATCCTGCCCAGCTACCCCGTCACCTCGGTGACGGCGGTATCGGTGATGGAGCGGCTCGGGCAGTGGACGGACCTGGTCGCGCAGCAGGACTACCTGTGGTCGGCCAAGGGCATCCTGACGCGGATCTCCTCCGCGTACACCCCGGACAACCCCCAGGCCCCGTTCTGGCCGCGCTACCCGCAGTCCATCAAGGTCTCCTCCACCCGGGGGTGGGTGGAGGTTCCGGGCGGGGTGCGGGCGGTGTGCCTGGCGGCGGCCGCCCGCCTGATCACCAATCCCAACGGGGTGGCCTCGGAGCAGATCGGCGGGGTGCGCGTGCAGTACAGCGGAACCGTCGACTTCACGCCGATGGAGATGGCGGCGCTCGGCCGGGTGCGGGAGGTGGTGACCGCGTGATCCGCGCGAGCATGCTCCGCCACACCATCACCGTCGAGCCGTACCTCGGCGCCACCGCCTACGGGCCGGCCTACGGGCCGCCCGGGGTGGTGCGGTGCTTCCTCGACGAGCAGACCCGCCTGGTCAGGTCCCCGACCGGCGACGAGGTCACCTCGTCCTCGACGGCGTACTGCCCGCCCTCCACGACCGCCCCGGCCACCTCGCGGGTAACGCTGCCCGACGGGCGGCAGACCACGGTCATCCAGGCCCTGCCGCGCGACAGCGGCGGCCTGGTCACCCTGGACCATCTCGAAGTGCAACTGACCTGAGGAGGCCGCATGGCGTCATCTCGTACCCGGCTGACGCTGAATGGCGGTGCCGCGCTGCGGGCCACCCGCGAGGGCGCCGTCCGCGGGCTGTGGGAGGCCGGCGAGCGGGTCATGATCGAGGCCAACAAGGTCATCCCGATCGAGTCCGGCGAGCTGGAGCGCTCAAGCCGCGTCAGCGTGGACCCGGCGAGGCTGCGGGCGGCCGTGTCCTACGCCGGCCCGTATGCGGTCATCCAGCACGAGCGGATGGACCTGCATCACGATGCGGGGCGCATGGCGAAGTGGCTGGAGCGGACCCTGACCGGCGAGGCCGGCACGGTCGGCGGCATCATCGCCGCAGCTTTGCGGGAGTCGCTCAATGAGTGACCTCCTCGACGGCCTGGCCCTGCACCTGCAGACGGCGGGCCTGGTCGTCTACGACCCCACCGGCACCGGCGGGGACCTGTTCATCGAGACCATGCCCGCCAGCCCCGACACCGCCATCGCGCTGACCCTCTACGGCGGCCCCGAGCCCGATTCACGGCTCGGGTACGACGAGCCGTCGCTGCAGGTGCGGGTCCGCGGCGGCCCCGACCCGCGCGTCTCGCGCGTCCTGGCCGAGGAGATCCGCGACGAGCTGCACGGCCTCGGCCCGATCACCCTGCCCGACGGCACCCGGCTCATCGCCTGCATCGCCATCCAGGCGACGCCGGCCTCATTGGGCCGGGACGAGCTCGGCAGGCACGAACACTCCGTCAACTACCGGTGCGAGGTCCGCTCGCTGACCACGCACCGCCAATAGCCACCCCATCACTTGCCCGGCGCGAACCTGCGTCCGGGCTGTCAGGCACGCCCGGGAAGGAAAGCCAATGGCCGCAGAGAAGTACAACGCCAGGGACTGCGAGTTCGAAATTGAGGACACTGGCACGCCAGGGACGTATGTCGCAATCGGCGGCCTCAACACGTTCACCCTCGGCCGCGACTCGGAGGACTTCGACACCACCACCTACGGCTCCGGCGGATACGCCGAGTCGCAGATCATGCAGCGGTCCAAGAACCTGAAGCTCGAGGGCTTCCGGCTCGTGGACCCGACGACCGGTGTCCTCGACCCGGGCCAGGCCGCAGTGGAGGCCCTGGCCGAAGCGGTCGGCGACGCCTCGCTGGGCAGCTTCCGGTTCGCCGCACCCGGTGACACCACCTGGGAGATCTGGACCGCGAACTGCGAACTCGGCGACCAGGGCGGCGGCAACAACGACAAGGTCAGCTGGAGCGTGACGTTCACGCGGTCCGGCCCGAGCACCACGGCGGCCAAGTCGTGACCGACAACGAGCACTCCGAGACGCAGTCGTGGGACGCGTTCTGGGCCGAGGTCGACGGCGACCGTACAGCCCGCACCGAGACAATCCGCGGCGTCACCGTGCGGGTGCCCACCGACCTGCAGCTCCGCTTCGGGCAACGCCTGGAGGAGCTGCAGGACTCCGAGCGTGAAGAGGACGTCGCCTCGCTGGTCGCAGACCTGTTCGGCCACGACGTCTACGGGCAGTGGGCCCAGGCGGGCATGACCGGCCGCGAGTTCCAGACCGTCCTCGCCTGGGGCATCTCACACGCCCGGGGCCAGGCCATCAGCTTCCATGAGGCCTACGCACTGGTGAAGCAGGCCGAGCAGGGAAAACCGGCGGCCCCGATCGGGGGCAATCGCGAACAGAGGCGGCAGTCCGCGCGTACTGGTGGGCCATCGAGGCCGACTTCCGGCGCGAGTACGCACTCACGCCGCCGCAGATAGCTGACCTGACCGAGCGGCAGTTCACCGTGCTGCTCGGCGGCCTCAGCGGCGAGGCAGCGTTCCGGCAGGTCGCCGGAGACGAGCTGGCCGTCGTCGACAACCCGGCCCAGATCCGCGCTGCCCTGCGCGGCTGACACACACAAGGGGGGGTGACAGCCATGGCACTCACGATCGGCGACCTGGTCGGCTACATCCGGCTCGACGACTCCGGGGCCCGCCAGGGCGTCGCGGAAGCCGAGCGGGCCATGCAGGGTCTGCAGCGGGACACCAACGGCCGCCTGCACGACATGAACGGCCGGTATGTCACCGAGTCGACGCAGATGGGCCGCTCGCTCGGGGACGGCATCAGCGGCGGCGCCACTCGGGCCCGCTCCGCCCTGGTCGGCCTGGGCAAGGTCATGGCCGTCACCGGTGTGGCCATCCCCGCGGTGGCCGCAGCGGCAACCAGCGCAGCCGCCCTGGCCGGGTCGGCGGCCGCGGCCGGTATCGCGGTCAAGGCATTCACCACCGCGGCCGGCCCGCAGTTGGACTCCGTGACCAACGCCTACACCCTGTACTCCGCAGCGCAGGACGCGGCGGCCCAGGGCGGCAAGCAGGCTGCAGCCGCGCAGAAGGCCTACACCGATGCCCTGGCCGGTATGCCTGCGGCCACGCGAACGACCGCCCGGGCGTTCATCGGCCTGAAGTCGGACTTCTCCGCCTGGTCGGACTCCCTGGCCGGCACCACGATGCCGGTATTCACCAAGGGCATCCAGATCCTTAGGGATCTGCTGCCGACGCTGACGCCGTTCGTGAAGGCCGCAGGAACCGC